TCCTCGATATCTGCATCCTCTTCGAGCAGACTAAAATCGATCATCATACCTTCGGTGTCCTCTGGACCCTTCGGTAGCTCCTCCGGCATCGCGGGCATCAACTCATCCATGTTAATCCTTACATTAAATCATTTCGATCGGCGGGAGCGTATTAAACCGTGTGGGCTGCAATTCCGGCAGCGTAGGCCGCTCATAATCACTGTTCACCGGATTCATCGTACCTGCGAGAAGCGTGGAAAAATCCGTCGATGCTCGACTAACCAGATCATCCATATCGGGCTTGCTCGACTGTGGGCGGGCCGGGCCAAAATACCTTGTGCGCAGATCCACCGAACCACCCTCGGCCATACCGGGAGGCTCGAAATTGCGGATCGCCTCGAGCATCTGCTGATCAGCCTCAAACAATCCGCTAGGGTCCATGCGATTCATCAACCCGAAATATTGACCGGGGTCGGCCCCGGTGGTCGCACCAAACTCATAATTCTGAGTCTTCAATAACTCGCTAAGTTCAGGACGTCTTATCAATTTATCACCGATGCGAACCATGTCGGTATAATGAAAATCACCAATCTCCGGCGCATACTGACCAGAACGCACAAAATCCGCGACATACGGCTGGTACTCCTCGATCGGTGCTAGATTCTGCTTGCCCTTGATCTGCTCGATCTTACCCGCTGAACCCTGTGCTTTCGCGATTTCCTCGGCACGCTGGTAGATATCTTCACTCGGAATTTCGGCATCACCACGCTCCATACGCAGGGCAGATTCAGCAGCATCATAATAATCGTCAGCAGTACGATGTGCGACTTCGACGGTCACATGGGAGCGGCCTTTGGGATCGCGCAGCGAATAAATGTCGGTGACACCCGAGAGTACATCCTCGCAATAACTACCGACGCAGTGACCCATGATTTCGCCCTCATTCTTGAGCGCCTTTTCAGTGAGTTCTTCTACATGGTAATCGTTCGCACGCTCGAGTGCGACATCCTCACCTACGTTCGCCTTCATGTACTGGTCGTACTTGGACCGGGCATTGGGCGTGAGTTCATCCGGGGTTGCGGCGGGCTTCGCTCGTAGGTTCACCCACCTGAATCCCGACTCATACTCGCGATGCATCGGGAAATGCTTACCAGTCTCTTCAACCGCTGCCTTTTCCATGGCGGCGGCTTTTTCGATATTGTATTCATGCGTGCGACGAACAGCCTGTTCCATCGACACCTTGGATAACTGGTCAGGACGGATTCGACCGGTCGCTAAATCCTCTTTAAGCACGTCGATAATGTGCTCGAAGCCCATGTTGCGGGTACGCGGCGCAAACACCTTGGTACCTTCAGGTAGCTTTTGCATCCACTCCGGGACTTGCTGGCCACCCAAATTGAAAGCCTCCGCAGTCTCCGGGCGACCGACCACATAAGGCTCATCCAGTGCAAAATCCGCCATTGCTTCGTATCGCTGTGCCTCTGGGCGACCAGCTACGCCGTACTTGGGATATCCCTCCATCTCGCGCAAACGGCGCAAGTCGGCGGTCGGCTGAGCAAAATACGGAGCAAATTCGGTATGCGTGATGCCTTCTTCGGCCAGCAGACGCACCGGGTCCTCGGGCGTACCCATATCTCGCTTAATGTACTTGGCGAGTGGGCCTTCGATCCACTTCTTGAGAGCGACTTCCTTCTTCATTTCGTCGATCGATCGCTCGAATATTCCACGAGATGCTTCTTCTGAAAATCCCCTTGATGCCGTTTGCTCAAGTTCGGCCAACACAGCTTCGGGGTTCTGACGCCTCATCATCCCGGCTAGGTCACTTTTCAGACCGGTTTCGATCGTCTGAGACCCTTTGGGCCTGATAATCATCCCAATCGGCATGCCCTTGCTGGCACGCACTAGAGGACCTGCACCGGGCGCGAGGTTAAGTAAGGCCTCAGCCGCCCCTTTAGTATCTTTCGTTAGCTGTCGGGCCTGGCCAGTGCCGCGAGTCAGCGGTGAGCCGTAATTGATGTTCTCAATGGTGCGAGTGAGCGCCGGGATCTGCATTAGATCCGAGATGATCTCCGCCGGAGGGTTGCTGTAGCCGAATGGCTTGCGGGCGAACTCGTCTACCGATTTTAGCGCCCGGCCAGTGGCACCAAGCAGCGGGAATTTTTCCTCGCGGGCGCGAAATTCGGGACCCGATGGTGCGGCCTTGCTGGGCTTGCCACGCCCAAAATACTTGTCACGTAATCCAGACGCAATATCGTTATCAGCCATGCTTACACCGCGTACGGGTTAATCCTCGGCCTGACGTCGTCTGCATAATCGTCGTCAGCGGGCGGGGGGTCGATGTTAATGAGTCCCATGTCACGCAGCAGACGTAGCGCCTGCGACGTGGTATCTATTAAATCATCCCTTTCGCTCTCTGGGAAGGAGCAGATCTGCGAAACTAGCCTTTCGGCCCAATCTCGCGGCTGACCACGCTTGAGTGTCGATTCAGGTATGTAAACCCGGCCACGCTCGATGATGTTGGCGATCAGCGCCAAGCGCTGGGTCTTATCCGCCCGCCCCGGGTTGTACCCGCGAACCGGCAACCCCGACCGCTGCAAATCCTGGATCAGTGAAAGGCCCGAAGCCTTCTCCTCGACCAGCACTTGGTCCACCCGCTTGCCCGGGTCGCCGTAGATCGACTCGTACTCGTCCATCATTTTGCGCTTGAGGTCCGGGTAGATCATGAACTCCTCCCAGCAGTCAATCAGCATGACCGACATGGGCTTATCATCCGATGGCCGGAACACTCCCCAGACGCTGCACGCGGTGGGGTCATTGATCGTCTTGTCGGTGTAGGCGGGGTCGTACGATTGCAAAACGTAGATAAACTCCGGGAACTCGCGATCGGCGGGCCAGAGCCGAAACCAGTCGCGCTTGACGATGCCATAATCTTCCGGGTCGATAAGCTCGGCATACAGTTCCTGCCGCCCGAGGCGCGTACCCTCGTACTCCGAAATGATCTCGTCCCGGAATGTTGGGGCTAGATTACCGAAATTCTCGTGGGTGGTGCCGGTGGTCACCAACGTGCGGACGTCATCCACTAACTTGCGGATGATGGGAATGGGCTTGGGCGTCGTAGTAACGCAGCCACGTGGCTTTTGCCCGAGTCGCAGACCGAACATGAGGTTCGACCACACGGCGTCCGGGTTCTTGTATTTGGCAAGCTCGTCGCACCAGAAGAGGTCGTGCTGCGGTCCCCGGAGTGCTTCCGGATCGACATCAGAATAGATGGTAGCAATCGCGCCATTGGGCCACTCCAAACGCCGCTTCGATGGTACAAAATTCGGCTTCATCTTCGGGTGCGAAATGGCAAGGATTCCGGATTCACCCTCAACCATAACATCCCGAGCGTCACCTGCATCCTCGGCGATCAGCGCAATGCGACCGGCCAGACCGTTCTCGACATGATAGCGCACGAATTCGGCACCGCAGCGTGTTTTACCCCAACCACGACCCGCGAGAATCATCCAGACGGTCCACCAGTCCTGCTCGATCGGGACCCGCTGGTTGGCTCTAGCCCATGTGTGCCAGTCGTAGAACAGTTCAAGCGCCTCGGCGTCGGTGAGTTCAGATACGAACTCGTCCATGTTCGAGGGGTCAATTATCGTCTGAACTTTCTGCTTTGGCTTTCGCTTTGAGACGTTCGGTGAGCCGATCACGCAATCCCTCGATGTTTACGTTGGTCTCAACCGAACCAGAGTGGTTCATGTTGATGTCTTGCTTGCGGAATTTTGCATCATACCCCATGAGGGTGAACTGCAAAAGCGTATCTGAGAATTTCTTGACGGTTTCACCAGTCTTGAGACCTTGGTGCACCAGAGGCTCATCGTGGCCAATGGCCGCGCGTCGGTAGGCCTCCTCACGGAGAGATTCGACCATTTCGGCCTGAACCGAATCGACGATCGCGCTAAATGTAGGGTAGATTTCGCGCCACTTGATGACCGTCATGGCAGAGACGCCCGCCTTGCGGTAACCGGCACTCAGCGAAAAACGCCTTTCGCCCTTGTCATTGGCACCCCGGTATTCTGATAAAATCTGGAGCATCAGCCATGCCCGGGTCTCTTCGCGCTGCTTAAGCAAGCCCTCGGCCCGAACCGTCGGGTCATTACAAGCCAGAGAATGCGGGAGATTGGAAGAGGAACCCTCGTCTAGCCGGGCACGACCAGCGATGATGTCGGATAACAGATCTTGCAGGGTAGTCCCTGCTCGTTCCTCGTGAAATGCCACGGTTTCGGCACCCAACTCGTCGAATGTGATGAGTTCATATTTAGCCATGGAGCGAATTAAACCACCCTACCTCGAATATTGTCAATTATCTAATAATACGGGCAAGTTCTGTATACATCTGGTGGAACAATCATTCACGTCGTTTATAATGCTGCGGTGCAACAATTCACGTCGTTTATAGACCTTAACACTTTGATAACGATTTTGTATCCGTTGTATCCGTATTATCAGTTTACTAACGGATACAAAAAGTTAGTGACCACTAACTCCGAGCGCGAATTCCCACGCGGGTGCGGAAGAACCCCGAATTCTTTGTATCCGTTGTATATACCGTTCTGTCGTCTAGCGATATTTCTGTCGCAGCCTTGCGACAGGACAATACCCCCATGCGCGTGTGTAACAGCGGATACAGATCGCCTTCTTTTCGACTGGGAGAGGGTGTTCCATGAGGTGTTCCATGAGGGGGTTCTGAACCGGATACAACGGATACAGACCCTGTTGAAGCTTTGCTGCGCCGCACCTAGACCTTCGATACGGACTCCCCGGGCGGGAGTGATTGCATTCTACCTCGCTCTCAGCAGCGCGTCAATGATGTCCAGATCATTCGCCTTTTGCAGATCTACCACCACTGCCGATGTCCTGAATTCCGTCACGTTCAGCCCTTCGAACAGCGCCAGCGACTGGCGGGCCGAGAACACGTAGGCGATCCCTTTGCATTCAACCATGATCCAGGATCGGGTGCCGAAGTCTCGGTGGGTCCAGTGCCAGTTCGCTTGCCACGGCGTGTAGTGCGGCACCTTCACCGTGGTCTTGGCCAGCTTCGGGAATTCGGGCAGCGATTTGAGTTCGAGCCACCCATGAAGTTGCGCCGAGATGCCGAAGTACACATCCGGCATCCCCTGCAGTATTTTGTTTTCGACTCGGTCAGCCCTCCAGCGACCCTTCATGATCGCGCTCAGCCTGTCCCACAACACTTGCTCTGGTTTCCTCATACCCACGGGAGCCTCTCCTTGGTACTTCCACGGCCTTCGAACAATAGGGTAGCTATATTAGTAGCTCATACGTATTCAGAAGCTCTTCTCGGGCCTCCTTTTCAGTCTCGCCATATCGGTTTGGCGTCTGCTGACCCTTATACGGACTGTAAAATGCGGCCAGAAAACCGCGTGGCGTGCCGGAGCCATCGGTGATCGGGTCCACCTGAATGTACAGCCCCGAGGTCTCGTCCAGCGCCCCGCACCATGGGCATTCGGTCAGCGACCCATCCGATGCCGACGGGTCCCCCACCCGGGGGATGTCGCCGTCGTAATCGATTACACCACAGGCGTTGCATTTCGAGAATTCGCAGTGAATCATTTTGCACCCCTTACCAGCCGAAGTGGCTGGCGCAGATTGGGCCGATGCCACGGTCGATGCTTTCTTTATTGGTCAATTCGCGGCCACAGCAGCTGCAGGAGCCAAATCGTTGTCCATATGCCACGGCGGCGTTTTCCGGATTTGACGCTGCGGCCACTACCCGAGCCTCGGTATCAGAATCGCAGGAACGGACCTTGAGGAACCGGCCCTCGAATATTTTGCCGAGGTATTCGTCGCCCTGTTTCACGTACAAGGCACCTGCATTCTTGCTGGACTCGGACGCGGTGCTGAACACGAAGGAATCCAGTCGCAGCTTCGGATACCGGATGCCGTGGCTCTTGGCCGCAGCAAATGCCTGTTCGATTTTGTCCACGGTCACGGACGGAGCTGACTGCGTCGCGGCTGCTTTTTCTGCCGCCCAGCGAGCCTTACGCTCTGCCGATTCCGCAGTCAGACGCTGCACGGTCGCGAACTGCTTCTCGGTCAGGGTGCCGAACTTGTACAGGGACTCCATCATCGACTGAGCGAATCCGAACGTCGGGGCCGAATCTTTCATCCACTGGAATTCGACGGCGTGGTCCTCGCACCATTGCAGGATCTGCGCGGCAAGCTTTTCGGCGGCGGCTTCTTTACGTTTCGCGGCGGATGCTTGGGCCTTGGCGCGGTGCTGGGGAGATGTCTTGAATTCATGCTTCCCGGTGCCGTCGCAGGAGTAGCAGCGGACCGACCGTGGGTAGGTGTAGCCGATGGTAACCAAGCCCTTGCCGCCGCATTTTTTGCAGGTCTCGGTATACACCGTCCGACCGACAGTGGTCGGGGCGGCGTTGATCGGAGTCTCGAGATCGTCGAATGTGATCGTGTTCATGGTATCCTCTATCGTCTATTAGGCTGCTACGGGATGGGCTTCGATGTACTCACGGGCTGCTTTGATGCGACGCTCGAGGCCCCACATCGCGAGCCAGAGGTCGGAGCGCTTAACTGCCTTTTGCGTGCACAGCTTGTAAACCATGACTTCGTAGTCGGTCGAGTTAAAGCCGGGGTACGGGGAGGGGCTGCCGTCCTCGACGGTCTGAGCCACGACCTCCTCGAGGCGGAGCAATTCGCGGACCAATCCATGGCGACTGTGCGCGTGGAAGAGCGCCTTCTGGCGGTTGGTCCAGCTGGCCTCGGTGCGGGTCGCGACTTCCATGATTGTCTTGAGCTTCGCCATTTTGCTTCTCCTCTATCGTCTATCCGGTGAAATCCACCGTGAGACAAATTATACCACCGGTAGCATAGGCTGTCAAGTATTTTTCGAATGCCAGCGCCAGAAGACCGCGAGCATTAGCAGGATGATAACGCCGGTCACGATGAGACCCCCGGCCAGAGCGAGGGTCAACACGGTGGTCAGATGCACGCTCATGCGTCTTCTCGGGTCTTCCGGGCGCGGCGGGGCTTGGCCACGGTTTCAGTATCGACCGAGCCGTCTGAAGCCTCGGAGGTATCTTCCGTGGTCTCGGCGACTACTTCCTCGACAGGCGGCTCCGGGGCGACATCTTCCGCTGCGGGCGGCTGGACTCGTCCGCCATTCGAGCACTGACCGGGCCAGCGGCAGGTCGTGGTGCATAGATTCTTAGGATTATACTGGGCGGCTTTACAATTTTGCATTTATAGTCTCCTATTGTCGTTGAGCGGGGATTCGCTCGAGGATCGCGGCAGCGATGCGGTTCAGATCCATTTCGTCGGCCCATTCAGACACGATGCGGGCGCACGCTTCACGTTCTATTACGACTGCGGTCTTGGACGCTTCGATCGCCATCGCCATGATCTCGGCTTTCGCCATCACCAATGCCTCGTCGAATTCCTTCTGCGTGAACAAAGTGGACTGGGTACCTTTGGCGAGGAACGCCTTCTGGAAGTCCGACATTTCGCTCATCCGAATATCTCCTGTAGTCTTGCATAAATCCTGCGGGCCTCACCGATCGGCAGTGCATCAACGTCGATCTGGCCAACGATCGGTACCGGCGCAGGTTCGGGTTTATCGAATTTTACCACAGTGACCGGCCCGGAAGCGATTTTGGTGTTGGGTATCGATTTAGGTAGCGGTATCAATTCGTATTCGTTTGATGTCACCGTGTACTCGAGCAGCGATTTACGACCGGTGCCACGATAGGGCCGGTGCAGCACTGTTTTCGACTTTATCATCCCCCGAGTGGACATATCGCGAAGTTCAGTCTGCACCCACTCTATCCGCTCATTCAATGCAGTAGCGATTTCGCGTGCGGTCTTGTTCGGATGATCTCGCAGCCAGTTCCAGATACGACGCTTGATCGACACCTTAATGCCTACGTCGTTCAACGCTTTTTTAATGATGTTCATGTGTTCTTCTCCTCTATATCATAGAACCAATCATCACCCGCCGACCATTTGCGAGTACCATCCACGGTCCAGGATTTACGGGCAGCTTGGAAATCCGGGAATTTAGTCTCCGATGGCACTAACGACTGGTCGTACCACAGACACCGATTGTTGGGCTGTGTCGCGAATTGCCCATCGTCGAGTTGAATGAAGTTAAAGCTCTTGTGCTCCTCTGCTTGCTCAGTGAACCCAGTATCCAGTGCTAACTCATCCGCACAAAAGTCCACCGTGAACATGTAACGCCCGAAGTGCCATTGCCGATCTTTGCCGAGGAATTTCACGCCAAGATTTCGTAGGCCGATCTTCTCCACCACAGTGAAGCGGTAGCCCATACAATCCCACAGCTGCAGAGTATCGATCGGCAGATCGCTATGCTCTTCTTTCCAGACGTAAGCGTGAATCGGCAGCTTGTCGTATAAAGCCCCATAATTCGGCAGCAGCGATTCAATACGGAACACCTGTCCCCGCAATGCTTTGATGCTTACCCATATCGCGGGTTCGAGTTCGCCATGTCCCTTCGTGAAATTATACAGGAATTCCCGCTTGACGAAGCATTTCACTGGTGGCAACGAGGCCACTATATAACTCATGTATTCTTCTCCTTCAGCTTGGCTTCGATATACCGCCATGTCGCAACCATATCGATGTATTCTTCATTTGCACTGACCGCCCCTCCATAGGCGCTGCGAACTGGATCAGACCAGTAATCCATCGCCTCACTCATCTCTTCATCCGTCAGCCCCTGCCAGTTGCGCTGTGGTGGGGCGGTATGTATTGGCACTAGTTTGTTCTCTAACATCATCCACGCCACCGGCTCCGGTTCAGGCTGCGCGAGTCGGGCGCGGAGTAATGCCGCTGTTTGCGCGTGAGTTGTCGGCTTGAATGCGGCTGGGTATTCAAGCACCACCAGCACCTGCTGCGCTTCCTCGCGTGTTAGCGTGATTGTCATTGCACCTTCTCCCTGATGACGACCTTCAGTATCAATGGCGTCTTAGGATCTATGGGTAATACACCTAAATTCGCATGAAACCATTCCTTGAACTCAATCTCTATCTCGCGGATGCGGACAGTCTCGGTTTGATCTTTGGTAAGTGTGATCATACATTCCTCTCTCTGAGTTTCGCTTGCAGCAGGTCGGCGAATTCGCTCGGCTTCTTGGTCACATTCCACAGGGCCTTCACCTCTGCTGTGGTCAGATCTTTCCATTCACGCTCGGGTCTCGCTGGGGTGTTTCTACGCACGGCTACCGCAATGGCCAAAGTCCCGTAATCCTCCATGCCCATCTTCTCGATCAATGACGCACACTCTTCACGCTCCGCAGCCGCGACTAGCTCGGCAAAGCGTTTCAAGTGATCGGTGACCATAATAGAGTCCGAATCCCTGCCCTCTTCATCACACAACCCGACCTGTCGCGCCATGCGGATGACATCATCTATATTCATTTGATTCGATCATAATAGATGTACGGGCCTTTGGCGGTAGACTTGTAAATGCTTTCGCTCTTGCGGTCCAAGCATGCTCGGCATATCCACCGGCGATTCTTGGTGGTCTCTCGAGTGGTGCCACCTTCGATCAGACGAACCGCCTGACACGACGTGCAGAATCTCATTTTTTCCGGGTCAGAAAGGCCCATAGGTACACTCCCGTATGTATCACTCCGACCGCATAGGTCAGGATTTCGTATTTATTCATGATTCGCGTTTACCGGCGGCGCATTGTTTACCGGGTACATGCGTGCGTGATACTCGATCATGAGTATCATCTGCTCCAGCTCACCACGCGTGTAGAATCCAGCTTCAAGCGTCACGCCATTCTCGCTGTAGGCCTTGCAGCCGGGGTTCGGGCTTGGGTTCATCTTTTACCTCCTCGCACCAGTAGCCGTGCCAGTCAACGAGGGCGGGCTGGCCATTGGGGCATAATTGAATATCGGGCTTCGGGTTGTGGCCGTCGTGGAATCCGACGACCCACAAAAATACCAGAAAGATCATCGTGAGTATCAGTCTCATATGGGTTCAGGCAGCGAGTAATCTACGGATCGCGTTGCGCACTCTCATCGTCGCCACGCCGCCATTCGGAGCCGTTTGGTACAGGTCGTGCGGCAGATTGTACTTATCGCACAGTTCAGGCAAGGACAGATCGGGAATGTCGATCTCGGGTTTAACTATTCGCTCTATCTTCTCTTTCACTACCTTCGCCTTCCCGGCGATTTCACCAGCGACCACTGATACCCCAGACTCGGTCACGTATTCGTGGCGGTGGATCCGGGCGTACTCGCCTTTGGCCCACCACGGCACGTAGTCCGGGCCGGATATCGGGGCGTGTGCGGCCAATGCCGCTTGGACCTCAGCCGTTCCCATATACGATGTCCTCCAGCGCTTGCAGCAGTTCGAGTACCGGGTACTGCACCGCCACCGGCGACTGCTCGAACGAGGCTTGCAGACCTCGCTCGTTACGAAGCGCCCAGAATTGGACCTTCGTGCCTTTGTAGAGCATCTCGCCCTCGAATTCACCTGAAAATATCCGGATCTTATTCATCGCCGTACTCCCGGTCGAAATTATCCCATGCGGCGTCTGCACGCGCAATTGCTTTCTGGTCGGCAACGATCCAATCGACCATCTTCGCCGCTTCCTCGCGGGTGTCATAGGTCCACTGACCCACGAATGTGACCACTGGATGCTCGATGGTGAAT